ACTAACATCTTGCTGAATATATACAGGCAAAAGGAACAAGTGTCGTGTGATTTAGGTCACTCTTGTTTAACCTCAGGATTCTGAGCTTTCATTTCCTGGCGAACTGGAGGAGGAGGATTTGGAGGTTGTTGATTAACTTCCTCATGATCATCTTCATATTCAGCGGCCATTTCCGGAATCTCTTCATCCCAACCATTAACAATAGTGTCCATGTCAAGCACGTGATTAGGAAAAGCTAATCGAGCATCATTAGGTAATGAGTCATTTCGCGCACTTAATATAGAAACCACACTAACAAACAAGTCCCTAGGAATACGAACAAGTTCATCAGCAGAGACATTCTGTGAATGCCTTAATCTAGCTGATGAAAACTTATTCAACAAATTCCGACGAACAACAAAATAAGATATATTTGCAGACAAAGCATCGTCCAAAAAGGACTGTAAAACGGATTTTCGAAATCTAACTGTCATTGTGAATGCAACGTATTAAGCCTTAAAATAAGGCTTATTTACCAACCGTCCTCCAGGAATATGTTGACCACGAATATCTACGAAGCTAGATTTTTCTTCCAGTGATGCTGTTACAAATTTAACAGAGTTGTCACGTGGAAAATGCCATGTAAAAATTGCTTGCTCTTTAGTTTCAGCTTCCAAGCAAGTCAATTGAAGGTAATACTCCAAAGGAGACTTAAAGTGGGTGAAATCCTTAATGATCCACCTTTTCATATAAGTATCTCCAATCGATGGTAAAGTACCATCTGAGAATTTTCTATAATCATCCCAATCTTTACCTTCATTAGTTGGGAGGTCAACTTCAGCCAATATTAATGGTAACATTGGTAAAGCTGAAGTAACGGCACCAAGAAATGGTTTGACATAATCTCCCCAAATACTCTTAATGCCATCAAACGTGCTTTGTGTATCTTTTAGAACTTTCACGGCACGATTCGTGAAGTTTATATGGCTAGCTGGAATATGAGCAGCTACTGTTTCATCATTAACATGAGGAACCATTGTAGCGCCATAGACTTCTGCTTCATTGCCACGATAAGCTATCTCTGCATGATAGATACATTCAACAGAGAAGATTGACCCTTGAGGCCATTCTTTAGCCATGACAGCTGGATAACCATAAGTCCCACGGTCTAAGCCACCAGCTGCGTAATAATACTGACTTAATTTTGTTTGGTGGTCAGTATCTCCACCAGTCAAGCAAACCACAGACTCAGCAAACGTATTTGTACGCTGATTTTGTGTCATCACACCATAACCAGCCCAATCATTTGCAGTCATATTGTAGTTTGTTTGATACGATCCTAATCCTTGCGGTAAAACACCAGCAAAGATTTTCCCAGCGACTTTGTCTCTTGGGTATTTGACCTTCATACGGATTGCCCTAATGAGAGGTCTCATACCAACAGCATTCATGTCGTTAGTTTGAGCACCAAAAACAGTGGGTGCTTGTGGCCAAGGAAATGTTCTCTGCTGACTAGCCATTGGCGTCATATCAGAAACACTGGTAAATGTGTAAAATACACTGATACCATCATAAACCCTTGGTGAAATACAACACATCAAAGTATTGTTATTCCCGCCATCATTAACAAAAGTTGGTAAGTCAAAACTATAATGCAATGACCTAATACAACTTTGCGCATGAGTGCCACCTATTGACGGAGGCTTTAAATTAAAAGGATATTTACAAGCATGCATAAATGCGCCTACAATAGCCTTCTCCAAAGCTTCGTCAGCAGATAGTTTGCGAGACTTATTAGGATGAACAGACTTAGATACAGGAGTGACAGTTTTAACAACTTTAACCTCAGCTTGGGGTTTTCTTCTATTTGATTTTCTAATGGAAGACTTAGACTTACCCTTGCCGGCGTGCTTGCCTCTGATTGGTCTTGTTGTTGTGACCGTTTTAACCCGTCTTGATCTAGCAGCCATCTTGATTTATTATACGGGGTATAAGGAGGAGATACCTCGGAACCTGGTAATTGACTTGGATCTGAAAAAGAAGAATTCATGTATCCAAAAAGAATCGTGTTTAAGCATTTATATCTATATATCATTGGAAAGCAAAGAAAGGCACTGTATTAGTACCTTATTTGCGGTTTTATACTTATCTGCAGAGCCGCAACTTTCTCCGCCATAAATCAAAAATTTTGTATCTGCATCAGTCAACCTCATAGTTAATAACTGAGCATAAGATATTTTATCAAAATCTTCATTTTTAAGTTCATACACATATTTTTCTTGTATGAAATGTAACATGTTATCAATCATGATTCTATAATGTTTCATAGGAAACAATAAAATTCGCATACCACAGAGCTTAGCATAAACCAAACGCCATGAATTTGCTTTGCGATTATAGAAAATGTTAGCAAACAATTTGCCAACATTTGGTTTCGGAACATACATAGCGTGCGCATCATCCCACAACCAACCATTACTAAGAAAAGTTGATTGTCTCAAAGGACAAGGTTCACACTCGTAAGTCACTTTAAAACCTAGATCCTTAGCATGTTCTGGATATAACATGCTAATTTCATCTTTGCTAGTGATTGTATCATCACCTAATACTTTTGTCGGATGCTCACTATAATATTCTATTATTTTAGGAATATCATCATAAACACATGCAACATTATACAACAGTGTTAAAATAACAACCATAGTATTATCTGACAGCGTATTGTAAGCACCGGAAGGATTACCACCAAATTTCATTGTAAGTATACCTTCAGGATCTACTAATAAAGAATAAATCATGTTTACCAAATAAAATTCTTTGGCGTGAACTAAATCTTCATCGTCCAAAGCTTCATGTCGCAACTCAGTATAAAGAAATTCTTGTATATCAGAGTTGACTGATGCCTCCATTGCACTTATGTCAAAACATAACATATCTTGTGCATAATTTTGGGAGGAAAGGTGATCAGCTAATTTATGCCAACCACCATAAAACTGTGTAAGTCCTAAAGCAGACCAATGCTGCTCACTATCACACAGCTTTAAAAATTTTTGATTCATGTCATAATACAACATCATACCGACTATCTGAAAAACAATATCACCAGACATAAAAGTCCTTTGTTTCTTGTCAACAGATAACTTTTCATAAGTTCTTATTTCTACCTTGGGTGAAACCTGCCATAAAACTTGTTCCCAAATTCCTTTGAAAATATTTTCAACTTTTAATCTTACCTCATCACCACGACATTCAAGACATTCTTTCTTGGTCTGGTGCTGTTTATTCCACGGAAAACCTGGAGAAGTAGACTTCTCCATTAATTGAACCGCTTCATCAAATGATAAGACTTCAGAGTTTTGAAGTTCAAAAGAAAATATTTTGAGAAAAGCTTGTTTAGCATTATTAAATGCTATTTCATTAGGCCACCAAGGATTAGAACGTTTAAATTTAGCAAAGTCGTTCTTTAACATTTGAATATTAACTTGTGCTAAACCGTAATCCGTAGGCACCGGTATGTTGGTACGCCGAGCAAATTCTATCAACTCTATGTTGACATGATAATGCTTGGCACCATGGACAGGATGTTTCATTCTTACTGAGTAGAGGAAACAACCGTCTGCTTGGGGACTTGTGCCGTAGGCCTCAAGCTGTCTGAGTTTTTTTGAGCTGGAGAATCTGGCAAAACTTGAATAAGCTTATCACCATGACCTGCCAGTGCGGCGTGCAAATTGGTTGTCATCCTAACGGCTTGATTATATAATTCTTTCTCATGACCGCATTGATGAATTCCAACGACTAATCCATTTTCATTAAAAACTGGACTGCCGCTCCAACCAAAAGTAGTGGGTGCGTCATAACGTAGACTCAAAGGAGTAACAGCTGAAATAATTCCAGACGACGTATTAACAGAACGACCCTCTGCATACTTTATATAGACATTAAATGCCTTATCTAAAGGAATTTTAGGGCATGTATGTAGCCCTACAATTCGACCAGTATCCGGATCTTTAAACATGTTGCTATGAGCACGCATGTCTATTTTAATTTCCGCTATATCTAAATTTTTAGCGAAAACAAAACCAGTCACTGGGATGCAGAAATTATGACAACCATGAGCTCTACGCAGATAGATATCTTTACAAGAATCTTCTGAACTAACAACATGTTTTGCCGTCACAATTCTATTTAATATAAAAGATGCGCTGCCTAAACGAACAGCATGAGGCTCCTGAGGATCACAATAATTATGCAATATACTGTGTTCAGCTTTAACAACTTCGAAAATACAAAGTTCAAAACCAGCAGGCGGAACTTTACCACGAAAGGTATTACCTTCTGGTATCTCCCCTGTTTTCTTCTCTTCCTCAGAATTTATGTCCAACTTCTCCTCACTCTCTGACTCAACTTCAACCTTCTTTTCCTCTTGACTCTCAAATATTACATCTTCAGAGTGATTAAAGGGACAAGTAGGTTTATTTTTGCAAGTCTTAGGGTAAGGA